CGTAACGGACGCTTTCAGCACAGCCCTTAAAATGCTGGGAGTTGCGGCGGATATTTACGCCGGACGCTGGGACGGTACGAAATACAACGACGAACCAGCGACACCACCACAGCAGCAGAGCGCACCACAGCAGCCGCCTGCACCACCGAAAAAACAGCCCGCAAAGTTTGCGTTTGAGCCAAAGGGCGGAGAAACTACACCGGCGGAAAAGAAAGAGCTGGGCGGCCTGCTTGCCGCAGAATACCCAGACGGCGGTGCAGTATTTACCAAGGCAGACGCAAAGAGATATAGCGACATGCGGAGAGACTACACAGCACGGAAACTTATCGAGATTATACGGGAAGACCTTACCGCAAGGCTTGCCTTTGCCTCACAAATGCGAACAAAGGGCGAGCAGACCCAGCAGTTACCGCCACAGGTTGAGGCTGTAAAAGAGGTGTTCAGCGGTGAAGTTGTAACTCCGCCGGACAATGAAACGTAAAAACATAACCTGCTACGAACTGGCCAAAAGAACGGGTCTGAGGCGGGAAAATATATGTAGATACAGACGCGGGGCATACTTTCCGCAGGCGAAGGCTTTAAGCGCGATTTTAACCGCCTTAAATGTGAACTTATACGAATTAATGAGGCCGGGGGAATGACGGAAGCACAAAAAGAACAGAGGCGTTACGCGCTGGCGGTTTCCGGCGGATTGTGCGAGGTTTGCGGCAAGCCGTTGAAAGACGGACAGCCGCAGGGAGCTCACCGTATAGGCAACACAAAAGCAAATCGTGCGAAATACGGCGACATGGTAATAGATAACCCCTTAAATATTGGGTACGTATGTAGTCTTAAATGCAATGCCGCCTTGGATATTTCTAGGAATTCCGCGGCATGTATAAAGCTATGCAGCAGGATATACAACCGCGAAATGTTGAAGTATGGAGAGGGGGAAAAATGAAAAAAGCTTATTTTCAGTATTACGAGACTTTTGAGCTTGTACTGTCAAAGATAAAAAGTGCGGAAGAACGCGAGCACATGAGGCAGACAATTATAAATTACGGGCTATACGGGACGCAGCCGGAGGACTTATCAGATATAGAGGAAATGGCGTGGATAATCTGCAAAGACCTCATAGACCAGCAGCAACACCGCCGCGAAGTTAACGCAGCGAACCGCACGTCAAAAAAAGCAACGGCGACAACCGAACCGGCTCCAGCAGTAACACAGGAGCCGCAGCCGGAGGACGCAGCAGAGAGAAAAAGTCAAAAACGCAAAGCTTTTGTAAAGCCTACGGTAGAAGAAGTTGCAAAGTATTGCAAGGATAAGGGCTACGACGTCAACGCACAGCAATTTGTTGCTTTTTACGAATCTAACGGCTGGAAAGTTGGACGAAATGCCATGAAATCATGGCAGGCCGCCGTCCAGAATTGGAACACACGCGACAAAGTTAGTAAAAAGACATCCGGCCCAATGTGGGCGGGAAATTCGGCAGACTCAGACACGCATAAATACGAGGATTTATTTTAAGAGGCGAAAAAAATGGAAAAAATGGAAACAATGAATAGCTTGATATCGCAATTCTGTAGCCACTTGCAGACGATGACCCCGGAAGAAATAGCAGCCCGTGACGCAGAAGTAGACCGGCTAGAACAGCAGCAGGCAGAACGCACAAGGATAAAGCATTATGAGCAAAGCGGCGTACCTGAGCGGTATTTTGGTGAATCGTTTGACACTTACAAGGTTGTAACTGAAATGCAAAAGACCGCAGTAAAAGCTGCAGTAAACTATATGCATGAAGTTAAGTGCGGGGCTTTTAAAAGTTTGGTCATGATTGGTAACGCCGGAACCGGAAAGACTCATTTAGCGTGTGCCATTATCCGCGAAGCCGGGGGAAAATATCGTTTTGCGTCGGAAATTGTAGAGGAGATGAGGCGAACTAAATCTTTTACAGCTACCGAAACGGAAGCTGAATTAATTGACTATTACGGTCATGTATCTTTGCTAGTTATTGACGAGATAGGCCGCGGCATTACATCGCCCGACGAAAAATATATGTTATATCAAATCTTAAATGCGAGATATAACACTCGTAAGCCTACGGTTTTAATCAGCAATCTGCCAAAAGCGGACTTTTTGCAGTATATCGGTGCTGCGGCGGCCGACAGATTGGTCGAAAGTGCGGAAATGTTGGAACTTAACGGCGTAAGCTACCGCCGAGAATTAAGGTTACAAAATGGCCGAGAGTAACGACCGCCAGCTTTTTATTTTACAAAAGAAGCTTAAAGCTGGCGATACACAAGCAATGTCAGATATGTACACACAGCTGCGTATGATTGCATATAAGACAATTAATAGCCTATGTGATAGTAACCCCCATGTAAAAGCTTTAAGTTCTGCCGAGCGACAGCAAAAGGCCCACGACGCAGCTACTTATATTATAGAGCAGTACCTTACACGTAAGGATTTTGTTATAAAAAAAAGCATTACAGGCTATTTATATCGGCGTGTACAGTGGGAGCTGTACGGCAAAGGCCATCAAAATAAACGCGACCAAATGGTGGTATATATGGGCGACCTGCCGGAGCGTAACTGTACGCATATCAAATATAAGTACCTAGTAAAAAATGTTAAAACTGGGGAAAGTACAGTATATGAGAGCGTTACGGCTTTGTACTTAGCTCCAGCTTTTAAGGGGTTGAGAAAAAAAAGGCTGGCCGACTCCATAAAAACTGGTCGCAGATGGAAAAACTACATTTTTGATATTTTGGAGGTTATGGGATGATAAGTTTGAAAGAACATGCAAAAGAAGCTCAAAAAATAGCATTTAATCGCTGGCGTAAAACGAATGTAGAGTATAGCACAATCGCAATATTGAAGCATTGTGCAGGCGAAGTGTGCGAGGCTGTAGAAGCTTATAAGGAATATTTATACGAGCCCAGCAAAATACGTCACACAAAATTAGCTGACGAATTGGCGGATATAATTACATGCGTGCTTATTGCAGCAGCTAACGAGGGTATCAATATTGAAAAGGCCTTGCAGGCATGCCAGCAGAAAAACGAAAAGCGTACAGCGGAGGCTAAAAAAAATGATTAAATGTACAATTTGCGATAATCACCAGCACGCAGGAATTAAACACACATGTAAAAAATGCAAAACAAAAATTGTTTTTGGTGAAATGCAAGAGCTCCTAATAGAGCATTGTCCTTATTTTGTACAATCCGAAAAAAGCAAAAAGAGTATGACGCCAAACACAGAGAGGAACGCAACAGAAAGGCTCGAGAACGCTACAAAGCGAACAAAGGAAATGTAACGAATGCCAGTACCTAATATATTTACAATAGCTCCCGGCTTCGTCTTGTGCGTATATTGCGGGAAATTATACGTGGACACGTTAGCAAATACGCACAACATTCTTGTTGAAAAGGACGGCGAACGCCGTATATTTACGGCTTGCGTCCATTGCATAACAAAAGCAAAAGAAAGTCCAGCTTATGACGATTACATGACAAACAAAACTTTTGACGAAAAATTAGGCCGTAGGTTGAAAAAATGAATTGATTTTTTTTGTTTTTAATTGTTGACAAAAAACAAAAATGGTTGTATATTATAACTGTAAGTAAGAGATAAAAAAATACTTTTACTTACAAGGAGATTTTTATGAAAGATTTAAGTGAGTTAGAATTTTACGGAGTTAATTGTGAGAATTTGGCAAGTGCTGAAGATTTTGATTTTTATCATGATGAACTTGTTAAAATACGCAATGAGAATGAAGGAATTATCATTGCTTGGATAGTACCAGATGAAGGCGAGGGACACGTTGAATATGAATGTTTTAATACATGGGACGACGCTAAAATTTGGTTTAATCAAAAATAAGGCAGAAGCCACCTCCGGGGCGAGCGTTGAAAGTGATATAGAGGGGGGGGTTAATTTGGAGAAAAAAGAAAAAAAATATGTGGGCTATGGCTACCATGGAGGCGGCCGACCTAAAGCTAAAGTCAAAGTTAAATATCAAACTATTTCAATTGCAGGACACCCGGAAGAAATAGAAAAATTGAAAGAAAAAGCTAGAGAAGCCAATAAAACGGTATCGGCTTATGTCTTAGATATTTTAATCAGAAATTAATAAAACCCTTGTCAAAAAATACAACTTTTAAGGCACATTTTGCAAAAAAAATGCAAATAGTGCCTTTTTTTTGTTAAAAAAATGACTATAAAGGCATGGAAAAGCGAGAAAAAAGTGCATATTTTGAAAAATTAGGTACGCAGCTAATTGAAAAAGCTCCGGAACTGGCATATATCAAGAACAGCCAATGCAGGATTATATATTTGACTAGCAATCAATCTAAGAAAAGCGGTGTCAAAACGGTACACGGAGAGTGCGAAAAAGTACCGGCAAAATATAAGTGGGCAATCAATGCAGATTTTACAATAACGCTATTTAGCCCAAACAATGTACACATGAGTGAAAAACAGCTAGAAATATTATTATTTCACGAGCTCCTGCATATAGGCATTGAACAGAATGCGGACGGGACAGAAAACTATAATATCATACCGCACGACTTGGAAGACTTTAAACTAATCGTTGATAGATACGGCACAGATTGGAGCGTAAAAAATGATTGACATTAAATGCACCGGCTCGGACACAATCAGCATTGATGAATTAACAGAGTTTCAAGGCGAATTAAAAGAACGCAGTGCAGGTGACATAGAAAAAATTATAAAAAGCATAAAAAAGCACGGCTTTAGCTTCCCGTTTTTTGTATGGCAGCACACAAGCAGGGACGGCAATTTTATAAACCATGTATTAGACGGGCACGGCAGGCTTAAAGCCTTAAAACAAATGCGAGCGGCCGGCGAAGAAATTCCCCCCCTTCCCTGCGTATACATAAGTGCAAAAAACGAGGCAGAAGCAAAAGAAAAGCTGTTAAAATTGAATAGCCAATACGGGCACATGACAGCCGAAAGCGTGGCCGCTTTTTTAGGCGATATTAAAATTGATTTTAGCGAATTAGCCCTGCCCGACGGAGTTTTAGACCTTGGGAAATTGGAGCCAGAGGAAACAAAAGACGACGACGCAGCTCCAGAATTAAAGCCGGATGAAGTAGCAAACAGTCAACGCGGGCAGCTTTACCGCTTAGGCCGACATTATTTATATTGCGGAGACAGCACCAGTGCCGACGATATGGCGGCATTAATGCAGGGAACGCGGGCGGACTTAATCGTCACAGACCCGCCTTATAATGTAGCGTACACCGGAAAGACAACCGACGCCTTAAAAATTGATAATGACAGTATGGACGACGCGGGCTTTAAAGATTTTCTGATAAAAGCATTTAAGACCATGCTCACCCCACTAAAGGCGGGGGGGGTGTTTTATATATGGCATGCAGACCTTAAGGGGGCTATTTTCCGCGAGGCATTACAGGAGGCAGGCGGACAATTGCGTCAATGTTTAATATGGGTTAAAAATGTAATGACTCTAGGACGGCAGGACTGGCAGTGGAGGCACGAGCCTTGCTTATATGGCTGGAAAAATGGTGCAAATCACTACTGGGACGGCCGCAGGGATTTAACAACGGTATACGACGAAAAGCCGGACTATAAAAAAATGAGCAAAGACCAGCTGCTGCAGGAAATCACAAAACTACGGGGCGACAATATCCCGAATACGATAATTTACGAGGATAAACCGGCACGGAATGAGGAACACCCGACAATGAAGCCTGTTAAATTATTTATGCGATTAATTAAAAACAGCAGCAAAGAGGATGACGCAATACTCAACCCTTTCGGCGGTTCAGGTACTACGATTATTGCGGCAGAGAAACTAAAACGCACGGCTTACGTCATGGAGCTTGACCCTCGATATGTAGATGTCATAAGACGCAGGTGGACGAAATGGGCCAAAGAAAACGGCGTAGAAGTAGGCTCCGGAGGTTTGATATAAACAACGGAATGACACTCTGCCATAGCTGCCATAAAACAACGGACAACTACGGAGTAAAGGCAAAAACGGCGAAACAATAAAGGGGACGAAATGGGACGAAAAAGAATAGTAAAAGAAAAAGAACTACTCGCAGCAATTGAGGGCTGCCGCGGTATTATTTCCACAGTCGCCGCCCGATTGCACGTCGGCTGGCATACGGCAGAAAGAGCAATAAACGACAGCGAGAAAGCCCGCGAGGCTATGAGCGACGAGGAAGAAACAACGCTCGACTTTGTAGAGGGTAAAGCAATCTCCAAGATTAATGAGGGCGACGGTGCAATGATACGCTTTTATTTAGCGACAAAAGGCAAGAAACGCGGCTACTCGTACGAGGATAAATTAGAAACAGACGACACCGCTGAGGATAAAGAGCTGAAAATTGTTACTGACGACACAGCTACTGGCGGCGGGGAGATAACAGAGGCGGACGCATGACGCTGAAAACTAGCAGCCTTTTTGCAGCGGTATATAACGACGTATATAACGATATTTTGCAACATAAAAACGAACGTTACACCTTTGCGGGCGGCCGTGCTAGCTGTAAATCGTCTTTTATCTCTTTGATGATAATAATTTTAATTGTATTAAATCCAAATTATAATGCCGTAATTGTACGCAGGTATAGTAAGAGTCTACGCCGGTCGGTATATAATCAAATTGTATGGGCTATAAATAAACTAGGGTTGAGGCAGAAAAAAGGACAAAAAACGGGCTTTAAAATCCCAAAATCAAAAACAATTGCCCTCCCTATTACATACATACGAGCAGACGGGACAGAGCAGATAATAGACTTTGTAGGTCTAGACGACCCGGAAAAATTAAAATCGATTAAGACCGAATACGGCTACACCGCCATTTTATGGGTAGAAGAAAAGACCGAAGTAGACCCAGTAAACCTGCACAATTTAATCATATCAGCATTACGCGGCGGCGACACGTTTTATACTTTTGAAAGTTTTAACCCGCCAAGTGCTAAGCGGCACTGGTGCAACGAGGAACTAAAAGTAGAGGATAAACACCGGCGTATAATACATACGACATATAAGGATATTCCACGGGCGTGGCTAGGCGTCAATATCATACATGACATTATAACAACAAAGATAAATAACAAGCGTGCCTATGAAAATATCTATGAGGGCAAAGCGACTGGCACAGGCTTAAATATTTTTGAAAATGTCCATCTACGCGAAATAAAAGACGATGAAATACAAAACTGGGATAGTACGCTACAAGGTATAGACTGGGGATTTTATCCAGACCCATACGCATACGGCTCCATGCACTACGACGCAGGAACCGCAACGCTTTATATATGGGACGAGCTATATTTGTATAAACACGGCAATTACGAGGCATTCGAGGCAACACGCGAGCATATGGAAAAACACGGCATGAGCATATACGACGATAGACAAACAGCCGATAGTGCAGAGCCTAAAAGCGTGGCAGACTTCCATAAATGGGGAGGTAATACACGAGGAGCAATTAAAGGGCCGGGCAGCCGTGACGCCGGCTTCAAATGGCTACAGGGACTAAAAGCTATTGTAATAGACCCAGTACGCTGCCCGCATGCAGCTGATGAATTTACTTTGTACGAGCATGAAATTGATAAACGTACTGGCGAAGTATTAGAGGGCTACCCGGAAGGTCAACCCGATCACTTTTTAGCTTTAACACGCTATGCAACCGAGCAAGTGTGGAAGCACGCAGGAGCGTAAAAAATGTATTATTTATTTATAAGAAACAAAAACAAATTAAAACGATATAAAACGAAATTAAACGAAGTAAAGGAAAGTATAGAAAATGGGAAGACTCCTGTATTTAATGAAATGGCATGTGCTAAAACGAATATGATTGAAAGTGTACCGTATAACATTATTAATTTGGAATACCAAACCGTCTAAAAAATATGACTATAAAGGCAGAGGAAAAATAAATACATGTTTGAGCAAATAAGGGGCTTTTTTATGAACATTTTAAACTATTTTCATACGTATAAAATTGAGGAGTTGCCCGGAATAGAAACGAACATAACAGCGGAAATGTACAGAAAAATAACTTTATGGGCGGGCATGATGAGTGGACACGCACCGTGGAACGCAGAGGCTAAACCCTGCGGAATATTGCCACAGATTGCGGGGCGATTAAATTATTTTGTGACTCGTGAAATTGGGCTTGACGTGAAAAATGAAGCCATTAAAAAGCCGATGGAACATCTTAACAAGAATATTGATAAAATCGTCGAATATATCGTATTGATGGGCGGCGGATTGCTTCGCCCTATTTATGCACAAAATAAATTGCAATATGAAATTATCCCGCTAGGGAATTATCTGCCGACACAGTACGACTTTGACGGGACATTAACAGGAGCAATTGTTCTTAAACAGATTGTAACACCAAAAAAAAATTATTTGTTATGCGAATCCCATAATTATGACGGCTTAAAACATAACGTTGAACTGAAATTGTATGAGAACGAAAGCGGCATACTACGGCAGGTGCCTTTGACATCATGTAAACAAACCGCAGAGCTTACACCAAAGTACAGTTGGATTAAGTGCGGTCGTCCTATGATCGTAGAATTCAGAAGTCACCAAATAAACAAAATTGACGGCTCAAACATTCCTGTTGCTTTGATTGACGACGCTATAGACCTTATCGAGAAAGCAGACAAACAATTTGCTCGCATGGATTGGGAGCAAGAAGCCGGAGAAAAGCGAATCTTTGCTGACCGTGATATGTTCGCAAAACGAATCAGTAGAAACGGCGAAATTGAAACTGTCGTAATGAGCAAAACTTTAAATAAACTTGTCCAGAAAATAGACGGAGACGGCAGCGGCAACGGCGAGAAAATCCACGAATACAGCCCAGAACTTCGTACAACCGCACAAAACGAATATTTACAGCAGATATTTAGACGTATAGAATTGACCCTTAATGTAGGTAAAGGAACTGTCAGCGACGCCGAAAGCGTACAGCAGACCGCGACACAGTACAGCGGCGGACGACAAGAACTTTTTGCTATAGTAGATAAAATTGAGGACGAAATAGCCGCAAAATACGAGGATACAGCCCTAGTATTCGCATATATGGCTGCAGCGTATGGCGTACAGGGTGCACCAAGAGGAAACGCAAGGCCAGAAGAACTTTATACAATCAAGTGGAATGATGACCAGACTCGTAAAGATATACAACAGGCTAAACAGACGGCACTACAAGAAATTAGTGCTGGAGTTTTGAATAAATGGGAATACCGCCGCGACTTCTACGGCGAGGACGAGGCGACCGCAAAGGCGAACGTACCGCCGGAGCCGGAACTTGCCGCGCCGTTCGGATTGGCTTAAACTAAAAAAAAGGAGTAAACAAAATGGAATTAAAGGACACCGTAGCGTTAATGGAGTCGGCAGACTATAAAGAGCGATTTATAGCAGAGTATGTGCAATTAAAAATCAGATATGAAAAATTAAAAAACTTCTGCAATCGTATTGAGGTAGCCGAAATGACAAACACAGAGCCGCCTAAGCATGATTGCCCGCTCGAGTTATTAAGAGAGCAGCAAAAAAACATGGGGTTATATCTTAGTTGTTTGGAAAAGCGCGCAATTATTGAAAATGTAGCGCTTATAAAAAACGCGCTATTGAATTCCTAGAGGGGTTTTTATATGTTATCACCGCGTTATCTTGACGGCCTAAGCGACGAAATCGCGGACATATACGCACAGCTTGAAACCGATATATTGCAGGATATGGCCCGCCGGATTGCACGACTGGGGAAAGTAACCGAAACGACAAAATGGCAGGCTCAGCTTTTAGCAGAAACAGGAGCGTTAAAAAAAACAGTAACCAGACTACTAAAAAAGTATGACCCCGCGATACAAAGAGAGATAAAAGCAATCTATGACGACGCACTGATTAAAAATGCTCGGGCAGATAATCGTATATTCAATGAGGCATTAGGGCACGGTGTAAGCGATATAAACGCACAAGTCATGCTGGCAAGTATTCAGAAAACGCATAGCGACTTATCACGGCTAACCATAACAACAGCGTACACAACAGAGCAGCAATTTGTGCAGCAGGCAAACGCCGCATATATGCAGGTAGTAACGGGTGCGTTTAGTTATGACGACGCGATGAAAAACGCCTGCGACAATTTAGCACGGGACGGCATCACGGGTGTACAATACCGAAACGGAAAGCCGACGCGACTAAGTATTGAAAGTGCAGTACGCATGAATGTATTAACGGGCGTAAATCAAACAGCTTCCGCAATGACTATGAATAATTGCGAGAAATTAGGCTGCACCTTGGTAGAAACAACGGCACATATAGGGGCCCGCCCTAGTCATGAGGAGTGGCAAGGGCAAATATTCAGCTTATCCGGCCGCAATAAAAAATATAGACCGTTTAGCGTTTGCGGATTAGGGACAGTAGACGGAATCTGCGGTATAAATTGCCGTCATTCGTACTATCCATATTTTGAGGGCTTAGAAAAACACTACACCGAGCAAGATCTTGACGACATGGAAAAACAGACGGTCGAATATAATGGCAAGACATACACACGATACGACGCAGAGGAAAAACTGCGAGCTATAGAGCGTAATATTAGAAAATATAAACGGCAGGCTTTAACGCAGGAAGCCGGCGGCGTAGACAATACAGCGGCACGCGTAAAGATTGGCGAGTGGCAGGCAAAAGCGGCGGATTTTACAAAACAAACAGGAATAGAACGCGACCGCGTACGCGAGTTTATCGGGACAGTAAACGGAAAACAGCCACGGGCGATATTGCCAAAAACAGTGACTACACCAAAACCAATAGCAGCAGTCACAGGAGGTATAGCAAAGGGACCGGTCAGTGAGGACATAATAAAGAAAACTGAAGAAATGAAAGCGGCGTTACTTGATAACAACCCTATGGGAGGCTATGGAAACATGAAAAGTGAAGCACGCAAAACAGCAGAAAGACAAAATATAGTTGCTCGCACGGTTTATGCACATAGTGCAAAATTGTCAGAAAGTGATATAATTAAATATATAGCCGGAGCTGATAAAACAAGAGGTAGCTGCTCCAGTGCGGCAAATGCATATATAGCAAATAAAGCTGGCTTTAATGTATTGGACTTTCGCGGGGGCGAATCTATGGACTTATTCTCAAAAAAGAAGACATCTATAGAAATGGCAAAGTTTAGCGGCGTAGAATCATATATAACGAAAAATACAAATGATTTTACCTCTTTTAATAAATTAAAATTAAAAATGCAAGTTGGCAAAGAGTACAAGTTAGGATTGGGAAGACATGCGGCTATAGTAAGAAAATTAAAAAACGGCACTTACCAATATTTAGAGCTACAAGACGAGGTAGGCCTAAACGGATTTAAAGACTTTGGCGAATATACATTAAAAAATAGGTTCGGCTGCAAAAAATCGCATACGTTATACGGTCTGCGTTATGAAGTAGCGGCTTATTTAATTGAGATTGAATCATTGGGACGCAGTAAAGAGTTTATAGAGCTAATGCAATATTTGAACACAGCGGCAGAAGCTCAGCTTATCGGTGCAGGAGGTCATACTAAATGACATTTTATAAACATAATAAATCGGACATAATACGCTATGTAGACACTCCAGAAACAGAGGGGCCTATTTTATTTACGTTTGACGGCACAAATATTTTTAATTTTTGGACGGATTACCCCGACAAATTAACCGACGAACAGATAGAAATATTTAAGCACGAAAACCCCGAACTTGCAGCATTAAAAAAATAAACCAGCAACCCTGCAGCAATGCAGGGCCTTTTTTTTGCCCACAGAATATGCATAAACAACGCGAAAAAATGACTATAAGGGCATGAGAATAATTGACGATGAAACATACGCAAAAATTATAGCGACATTGGCACAAGACCCAAAAGTAGCACTGTTTCAAAAATTGTTGCTTTCTCAAAAAATGGAACCGGACGAAAATAGCCCGGATGAATTTACAGTAAAAAGAGAGTCTGAAAAATGAGCTACGAACGAGTAACCCCAAGAGCCCGACAGGGTACAACGGGAATATGCGAAGAAATGGACGTAATGCCAAGTACTGGCGTTTGGATTGCACCGCCCGACCGCGTGGCAGCCGTGACTATTGCGATACATATTCCAGCAGGAGAAACGGCAAGTTTTACAATCGAAACAAGCTGTAACCGACCGGAAACAATCGGGAGCGATGGCACAGGCGGCTTTTGGGATAACGTCTACGGCGATAATGTAACTTTGACAGAAAATACTACCGTTATGTTGGCTAACGCAGTAACTGGCATTCGCGTAAATTGTATTGCAGCTAGCAGTCATATAAACGTTTGCTTTGTAGGATAATGGAGGTGCAAACATGAGCAGATATGACGGGCTTATTATACCACGTAGCTACAGCGAATATATAAACAAGACTGACGCCGCGACATTACAACAAGCTCTACAGCTAGCCGGAGTTATGGACGCAGCACCGGCAGCACAGAGCACAAGGCCCGCAAAATCGGGCGGCATATTCGCAGCAAACGCCGTTATTATGGCAGGCAGTACGACTCTTTCCGGCGTGGCTATTTCTGCGGGGGCCGTAGTACGCGTATTATTTACGGCAGACCTCACCGGCAGCGACGCGATAACCGGCTTACAACTTACATACAACGGCAACGCATACGCCGTAAAAATCGGCAAGAATGGCACACTTGTGGCGTTTGTCGCCTCGGAAATCTCGAGCGGCGTGTTTAAGTATTTGCAGGCTTACACAACACTTGAACTGATATTTG